CAGAAGATTGCGCTCGTGAGAACCTAAAGGTTTGGTGCCAACGCTGCCATAACACCTACGACGCCCCGGAGAGGGCCAAAAACAGAGCGTTGCGTATGGCACAGGCGGAGCCCGCCCAATGATTAAGACATTCACAAAGGAACAAGCGGCATGATTATGAAAATCAGAATTGAACACATCACTACGAGTCTAGGCGACTTCACAAATGCATGGCTTGATGGCAAGCACTCAAAACTTCTCGGACATTTAACAAAATATCAATCCTTCCATGAGACAAACGGGCGACGAAACATCATGAAGGATCGTGAAAGAAATGCAAAACAAGAGTGATTTGACAGGTGCTGATCTGGCTGAGAAGATAGCCAGCCTTGGCGGGGTAAACGGCCCTAACAAAGCCAAAATTATTGCATTGTGCGATAAGTACAATCTTGAGAGGACTAGACATGAAAAAAGCAATCAAAACCGCGTTGTTAGGCTTGATGTTAACAGCGTCATTCCTGATAACATTGCCCGCATTAGGGCGGCCCGCCGATGAATGGACAGTTTCAGCCATTGGCGAAACCGAGTTTCAAAGAAAAACATACGTCGCAGTAAAAGACGGGTTTGTACCGTATACCGGCGAGCGCTTGAAGGTCGGGTTTTATTGTGAAGTGGGCGGCGAGTTGTATTTTGTGCGGACAATGTTGCCTGATAATTTCTTGCCGCTCAAGAACACACCCGCTTCGCTAAACGTTAGCATAAACGACAATTCGCCAATCTTTTACCCTGGCATAATTGACCACAACGGCGAGTCAGCTAACTTCCGCATGCGGTCTACTGATATGCGAATTATGGCGCAGTATAGCCAATCAACTTGGAACATCGCCGCCAGTGATGGAACGCACGTTAGAATTCGTCTATTGCACGGCGCATTAAGCGACATTGTGGCGAATTTCTTGGTGCGATGTGGGTAAGCGCCCCGACTTTAAGAGGGTGGAACGCGATCACGTAGGCGCAACAAGATTTTGGCCGAGGACGACAGCAACCAGTAAAGTGAAACAATGAAATTATGCGAAAAGAAAATAGAAAAAGCACTGAAATCTTGTCGAAAGTCGCATCAGCGAACGCACATATTGCGCTTTATTGAACAGGACGGGCGCTGCTATTATTGCCAGCGCAATATGTGGCATCCATTGCTGCATAGAAAGAAAACGGCGGCTAAGATACTGGGCACTTCAAAGTTATCACGCCGCAGATCAACAACAGAACATCTAAAGAGGAAGGCGGACGGCGGCTGCAACTCAAGAAAAAACCTTGTGGCGGCGTGCTATGATTGCAACTCCAAAAGAGGTGAAACAAGTGTCGAAGATCACAAAGCAGCAATGCAGAGAGCCGGACAAGATCGACCGCCTAGCAAAAGAATTATGGCTTGCGATACCGGAAAAGTGCGACGAAATACAGCCAGGCGAGCGCGAAATATACAGACACCCGCGCTGCAAAATGATCGCGCGTATTTTGCGCAACTACAACGTTTTTCCTGACGCCAATAATGGCTAAGGGGCGGCACTGGCAAGCCTGTAACAGGCCGCAGCATCCACAGGCTAGAGGCTCGCACCGTAAAAGATGGAGTGGGTATGGTGATTTGATTGACGTTTGACTAACCCGTTTGGGCCGGTTTTGTAGCTTTTACATTTCGCAACCGGCCCTTTTTGTTTGACTTATTTGCGACAAAAAACGATAAGAGGCCAATTGCAACAACCTCAATGGACTGCAAATGACCGAAGAAATATGGCAAATAGCCGTCAGCAGAAAAATAAAGCTTGGGCGCCCGCCGGCATATGAAACACCAGAGCAATTGCTAGAAGTTGCTTTTGAGTATTTCAAATACATCAAAAAAAACCCCCTAAAAGAACAGCGCGTATTTTCGACAGGAAAGCGCCAGACGCTAGACAAAATGCGCGCAATGACAATCCAATCGTTTTGTCTGTTTGCAGGCATTAGCCGTGTTACATTTGATGCATATCGCGACAAACAAAGCATGGAAGAAGCAGTGCAATTTATTCGCGACGTGATTTATTCGCAGAAGTTTGAAGGCGCGGCAGCCGATTTGCTCAATTCAAACATTATCGCTCGCGATCTAAAGCTTGCAGAAATCAACGAACACACCGGAAAAGACGGAGCCCCGCTTGTGTCGCCAGCCGAAGAACTCAAAAAGATGTTAGATGCAATCTCAAAGCGGGATTGAACGGCTGGCGCAATTGCCGCCAAGTGAACGGGATGAAATCCTATCTGGGTTTTCTGAATCTCAGATTCGCGCTTTGTTATATGATTGGCGAAATTTCATCGCGCGCCCCGCGCAAGTCGCGCCAAAGGGCGATTGGGATATATGGCTAATCTTGGCGGGCCGTGGGTTTGGAAAAACGAGAGCCGGTGCGGAATGGGTTCGTGAACAAGTCGACGCGGGCGTCAAAAGAATTGCTCTAATCGGGGAAACTCAGCGCGATCTTGAAAAGGTTATGGTCGAGGGCGAAAGTGGAATTTTAAACGTATTCCCAGAAAATGAGCGCCCGCACTACACAAAAAAACCAGTTCAATTGGTTTTTCCAAACGGGGCAATCGCCCAAGGGTATAACGCGACAGAGCCCGAACAGTTGCGCGGTCCACAGTTTGAGGCGGCTTGGTGTGACGAGATTGCCAAATGGAGATACGCGCGTGAAACTTGGGACCAGCTGCAGTTTGCTTTGCGCTTAGGCAAGCACCCGCGCCAAGTGGTTACCACCACACCAAAGCCCATTGAACTTCTCAAATCGATTTTGACCGGGGCAGAAGGTGAAGTGGAAATTACGCGCGGCAGCACGTACGACAACAAATCAAATCTTTCTGCCCGTTTTCTTAGCCGAATAGAGAACAGATACGCAGGCACAAGACTAGGCAGGCAAGAGCTAAACGCGGAAATGCTGGGCGATTTGCCGGGTGCATTGTGGACACGTGGCAACCTTGATATTTACAGGATCGCCAAGAAAGACGCCCCGAAAAGCTTCAAAAAGATTATTGTTTGCGTTGACCCCGCAGTAACAAGCACAGAGAAAAGCGACGCACACGGAATTATTGTGATTGGGCTGGGCGAAGATAGTGAAGTTTATGTGCTGGAAGATTTTAGCCGCAAGGGCTCGCCCACAGAATGGGGCAGAGCGGTCCAAACCGCCTACAATAAACACCAGGCTGATTATGTGGTCGCCGAGGTGAACCAAGGCGGTGATATGGTTGAGATGGTCATAAAAAGCGTTGACCCCATGATCGCAGTTAAGCAAGTCCGCGCGACAAGGGGCAAACACGTAAGAGCAGAGCCGGTTGCATCGCTCTATGAACAGGGCAGGGTTCACCACATCGGGGCATTCGCTGACTTAGAGGATGAAATGTGTTACATGACGCAAAGCGGGTACGAGGGGCCAAATTCCCCAGACCGCTTAGATGCTTTAGTTTGGGGTGTAACTGAGCTATTGCCGATAGTGACAAAACGTAAATCGAAACCTTCACCGCCACGACCTAGTGGCGGCCCCGGCAGTTGGATGGGATAAATGGCAAAAGCAGCAGAACGACCAAACCAAGACAAAGAAACAATCAAGGCCGCTCGCAATTGCGCGCAGCGCGGGCTAGACAACGACAAACACAATCGGGACTCCTATATTGTAGATACGAAATTCGCAAAGCTTGGCGAGCAATGGCCGTCAAAAATTGTGACTGAGCGCGAAGAAGCGGGCCGCCCATGTTTGACGATCAATAAAATGCCAGCCGTATTGCGACAGGTTCAGAATGACGCACGTCAAAACAAGCCGTCATTGCGCGTTATTCCCGCCGACAGTCAAGCGGATAAAGACACCGCTAGAATTATGAGCGGCATTATTCGAAACATTGAAAATGTCAGCAATGCGGACGTTGCATATATTACGGCGCTGGATTGTTCGACCACTGGCGGCTTTGGTTACATCAAAATTGATTTGGACTATCCACACCACGCCTCATTTGAAATTGAGCCGATGATCAACGAGGTTCGCAACCCTTTAACAATTATCGGCGATCCTGACGTCAAGGAGTCTGATAGTTCAAATTGGATGAAAGCGCTTGTCATGGAACAAATGGGGCGCGACGATTTCAAGAGAAAGTACAAAGGGAAAAGCCAAATTGGATTTGATGACAATCAATGGGCTGGGCTTGATGACGGCTGGCTCGATGATGAAAATATTCGAATTGTAGAATATTGGGTTCGCGAGCAGATCAAAGAGGAAGCATACTTAGTCAAAAACGCTAATACAGGCGTAACTAGCTTCTTTTCAAAAGAAATGATGGATAAGCCAGAAGTCCGCGCGATGGTTGAATCAAATATTCTTACAGTCGAAAGCGCCAAAGAAATCACCAAGCACAAAGTCACTCAATATATCATGAGCGGCGTAGAGATTTTGGAGAAACACGATTGGCCCGGCCAATATATCCCAATTGTGCCGGTTTATGGCGAGGATTTTGAAATTGACGGCAAGCGCTATTTGCGCGGGTTGGTGCACAATGCGAAAGACGCGCAAAGGAACTTCAATTATTGGCGTACCGCGTCGACAGAACTTGTCGCATTGGCCCCAAAAGTCCCTTGGGTTGGCCCAGAAGGAACATTTATAGGTGACGGCTGGGCGGAGGCGAACACAGGAAACCCGCCATATTTGGAGTATGATCCAGAAGTAGGTCCGCCGCAGCGTCAGCCGTTGGACACCGGCGCCGCAGCGGGGGCCTTGACCGAGGCCGCGAACGCAAGCGATGACATCAAAGCAACAACAGGGCTTTTTGACGCCTCAATGGGCGCGCGGTCTAACGAAACAAGTGGGAAGGCAATCCTTGCCCGACAACGTGAAGGCGATGTTTCAACATTCCACTTTATCGACAACCTAACGCGGGCATTGCAACACGTTGGCGTCATTTTGGTTGACTTAATCCCGCACGTTTATTCAGCCGAGCGCATGGTTAGAATTTTGGGAGAGGACGAGGAACCCGAAATCGTTCAAGTCAATAAGGAAATGCCGCGCACAAACGATAAAGGTGAGCCGGAAACAGACGAAAAGGGCAACCCATTGATGCAGATTTACGATTTGCGGGTTGGCAAATATGACGTAATCGCCAAGGCTGGCCCCGCATTCACTACGAAGCGCGAAGAAGCAGCAACACAAATGATGGAGCTATTACGCGTTTACCCTGCATCGGCCCCGTTTGTTGCTGATTTGCTGGCTAAAAATCTTGATTGGCCGGGCGCAGACGAAATCGCGGACCGCTTGAAGAAATTCGGCCCAATGGCGCAAAACGAGAGCGAAATCCCGCCAGAAATTCAAGAAAAAATGGCCGAATTTGCCGAAGCAATGGAAAAGCTCAAGGCAGAAAATGAAGAAATGTCTAAAAAATTGGCCGACAAAAGCGCGCAAAATATTATCGATCTGTTTGAAGCCAAAACGGAGCGCATGGAAGTTGCGTTAAAAAACAATATTTCACCAGCCGCATTAATGGGCATGGAATAACCCAGCACCAGGAGAACTAAACAATGTCAGAAGAACAAACCGCAGCCGCAGAAAGTGCCGCACCGGCACCAATTCCAGCAGCAGAGCCCCGCCCGCACATCGAAGGTGTAACTATCGACAATGATGCGGAGTGGGACGAGGCGGGCAATGATACCAGCGACGATATGGACGCGGCACCGATTGCCGAAAATGAGCAAGTTGCAGACGATCAGCAAGACGAACAAGCCCCGTCCGAAGAAGAACAAGAGCAAGAGGCCCCGCCAGAAGAAGGGGAAGCCGAAACCTTTGAGTTTGAACATGACGGCGAACAGTACAGCGTCCCAAAGCCGCTTGAAGAACTGTTCATGAAGCGGGCGGACTATACGCAAAAAACGCAAGAGGTCGCCCGCGAGCGCGAAGCGGTGATAAGGGACCGCGAGATTGTTAATTCAGCGGCAAAGCGCACCGTCGAGATGCAAGACGCGGATTATCGCATGCGCCAAATCAGTTCAGAGCTTGAAAAATATCAAGGCGTCGACTGGCGGTTGGAAGCCCAAGAGAACCCAGAAGAAGCGCAGCGGCATCAAGTTTTGTTTAATGAATTGGAGCGTGAAAAGCGTCAATTAGAGGGCGAAATCGGCGGGTTGAAGCAGCAAGAACAAGCCGCACAGCAGCAAGAATACGCGCAACGGGTTGAATCTGGGCTGAATTATGGTAAAGAGAACATACCCGGATGGTCGCAAGAGTTAGCAACCCAAATTGGGACTTTTATGCGGGATCAAGGTTTGTCTGATGAGTTTGTTCAGGAAAACTTTGGCCCAGAGTTCGTAAAAATATCCCATTTGGCCTACGTTGGCGCGAATCTATTGAAAAACCAAAACGACACAACCGCACCCGCGCCGAAGCAGGTCAAGAAGGTTGGCAAGGTTCAATCATCCAAGGCAACAAGCGTTGCCGACGCTGATATCCACGAAGCCACCTCAGACGAAGAATATTTCGCTATTCGCGAAGCCCAGCTAAAGCGGCGGGGGTAAACGCCAAAAGGATTTTAAACAATGGCTGATCGCGTATTAACCGCTTCCATTATCGCCCGTGAGGCGGTGATGGTTCTTGAAAATAACCTAGTCGCCGCAAAAAACGTTTACCGAGGTCATGAAGATGACTTTAAAGACAAGGTGAACGGCTACAAAATCGGCGATTCCGTTGACATCACCCGCCCTGCAAAGTTCACAGTTCGCAGCGGGGCCACAGCTTCAGCGCAAGACGTTGTTGAAGGCAAATTCACCATGACGGTTGATCAACAAAAGGGTGTTGATTTCGATTTCACGTCAAAACAACTTTCTTTGGACATCGACAAGCTTTCTGAGCGTGTTATTCAGCCCGCAATGACTGCAATCATGAACGAGATCGACAAAGACGTTCTGTCTATGGTCAAGGAAGTTCCAAACTGGGTCGGCACACCAGGCCAAACAATCAATTCGTTTTCAGACCTTTCTAAAGGCCCTGAGCGCCTAGATGAGTTTGGCGTTGGCCCAAATCGCAATGGTTTTTTGGCACCAGCCGATTCTTGGGGATTGATTAACTCAATTGGCGGCACATCTGGCCCGCTCCAATCAGAAGCGCAAAAGGCGTATAAAGACGGTCTACTAACCCGCGTTGCGGCAACTGACCTTTACGCCGCTCAAAACGTCTACCGCCACACAGTAGGTGCACACGGCGGAACCCCGCTTGTAAACGGGGCGTCTCAAAATGTGGCATACAGCGCGGCGCAAGACAGTGACGAGCAGTCATTGATTACTGACGGCTGGACGAATGACATTACTGGCATTTTGAAAGCAGGTGACATCATCACAATTGCTGGTGTTAACGCGGTTAATTCGGTGACCGGTGAAGATTTGGGCTTTTTGCGCCAGTTCGTTGTAAAGGCGGACGCAGACTCAGGCGCAACAACAGGCCCAGCCACGTTGACAATTTCACCGGCGATCATCACAAGCGGCGCGTTCAAAACTTGTTCGGCAGCACCGGCTGACAACGCGGCGATCACTGTTTTGGGTACCGCAAGCACCACATACCCGCAAAGCACGATCTTGACACCTGACGCGTTCTCACTCGCAATGGTTCCGATGGTCATGCCCGCAGCGGTTAAAGGTGGCGCGCGTGCCACTCGCAACGGCATCAGCGTTCGGATTTTGCCGACCTACAATGGTACATCTGACGTATCAAGCTGGCGTTTGGACGTTCTTTATGGCAAGAAAGTAATCGACGCACACAAAGCGTGTCGGATTTCTGGCACAGCTTAAAGGGTTGTTCTTAGTTTAGAGTAAGCAACAAGGGGCGTCTTTCGGGCGCCCCTTTTTTGATAACCAAAGGAAAAAACATGAACAAGAAACGTGAGCCAATCCCAACATGGGCATATAAGGGCAAAGAAGCGAAATGCTTCCCAGATATTTCGGAAGTGCCAAAAGGCTGGCATGACAACCCAGCGGATGCACTGGCCGAATGGGAAGATAAAAACCCAACCGGCGACGTGACCGCAGAGGGCGTATTAGAGCGCGAGCAAGCCGTCGAAAAGCGAGAGCAAGCTTTGGCCGAGGCGGAGGCCGCGCTAAACGACAAAAGCGCAGCCCTTGGGGCCCGCGAAACAGTGGTTAAAGGCCGCGAGCAATCTTTAGCGATTGCAGAAAAGTCGCTTAAAGAAAGCCAAGCCGCACTTAACGCTCAAGAAAAATCGGTAAAAGAGGCGCGGGCATCATTTGACGCGGCAAAGGCGGCTCAAGATAAAGCCAATGCTGCAGCGAAAGCACCGCAGAAAAAGCCTGAATAATCTAACCACACAACGCAGGGGCCGAGAACATGGCAGAGACAAAAGCAAGCCTAAAAGCGGATATATCTGACTGGGCAGTTCGAACGCTGACAGACGCGGAATTGGAACGAATTATCAAGTTTGGTGAATCCGGCTTGAATAAGAAAATTCCAGCTATTGCGAAAAGTTCATCGGCCCTTGCGACAGTTGCCGACAGCGCAACCGTAGACATTTCTTCACTAAATGCAAAAATTGTGCGCGCTGTTTTTATCCAATATGACAGCATCGAAGAAACGGAGATCACAAAGGGCTCGCCAACGGCCCCGCGCTTGCTCACCAGCGGCAGGCCCACAACTTACACAATAGAAAACAGATCGACCATTGTATTTAATCGGCCCGTAAATGGCGCATACACGATCCGCGTGGCATATGATGAGCAATTGAATTTGCACGGCGGCGATGATACGGCGGAAAACTGGCTATTGGAAGATCACCCAGACGTTTACCTGGCCGCTTGTATGATTTGGAGCTCAACGCGGGTTGAAGATGTTGAACAGATCGCGGTTTGGACGCAAATGCTAAAGACAGACCTTAGCGGTATAATTTCAACCATTCGACGCGAAAATAAAGCATCTTTACGGGTCGATAACGCTTTGTTGGAGTGGTCAGAGTGACGGATTTGCCCGTAGGCGCATGGCGCCCTGATTTGCCACAAACAGCCCCTAATTTAGCGGGCGACGTTCTTAATGTTTTGCCCATTCAATCCCAAAACGGCATTGGTTGGGGGCCAATGAAGCAGCTTGCCAACCCAGACGGGGCCACAGCGCTAGGCGAAGCTCCAAGAGGCGCCGCGAACGTGTTTTTAAATGACGGGTCGAGCCAAGTATTTGTTGGGACGGCTGACGATATCTACAAGCTAAATGGTGACTACACATGGACGGCGATTGGTACCGGGACTTTTGCGGTGCCAACGGGTGACGATTGGTCATTTGCCCATTTTGGCGATTGGTTGCTTGCAACAAATGCAACAGACGGGCTTTGGGCGTACGACATCAATAATGGCGGCGCAATGGTGAACATAACAGCCGCGCCCGTTGCGAAATATATTTTCGTCACAAACAACATGGTTGTTGCGCTGCAATGCGACGGCGATCTAACGCTTTTAAAGAACAGCGATTTTAACGACCACACAGAATGGGTGAACGGCGCAGCAGATAGTCAGCAATTCCTAGAGGGTGGCGACTTAATGGGCGGCGCCGACTTGGCGAACAGTCAAGCCATTTTGGTTCAGAAGAACCGCGTTAGCCGCATGGATTTCACCGGATCGGGGAACCTAATTTGGACAAATCCAACGGTTTCAAATCAAATCGGCGCATCATCGCCGGGGTCAATTGTTAGTCATGGCGGCGTTGTTCGCTTTTTGGGGCTGGACGGGTTCTGGGAAACCGACGGCTTTTCAATGAAGCCCATTGGCGCGGAAAAGATTAATCGAACATTTTTGGCCGACACATCGCCTGATGATCGCCTTCGCGTTCAAGGCGGCGTTGACCCTATCAACAAGGTGATTTGGTGGCGGTACAAATCTTTGCAATCCGTTGACGTTGAAATCTATCAAGACATGATCGGCTACGATTGGCAGCTGCAAGAATGGACGCGCTCAGACTATGCAACGTATGGGCTGTTTACACTTGCAACCCCAGCAACGACGCTTGACGAGATCGGCAATATCGACACGATCACCCGCAGCTTAGATTCTTACTTTTGGCTAGGCGGCGGGCGGAACGTTGCGGTGATTGACGAGGATTACAAAATTGCGTTTATGACGGGCGATAATTCATCTGGGCATATTCAAACAAACACGGTAAGCCCAGGAGGCAAGGCACCTCTTATCCGCGAGATTGAGCCAGAAACGGACTGCGATAGTGTCACGGTGGCAGTCGGGTATAAGACAACGTTGAAAGATGGTTTTACGTGGTCAAGCAACTATTCGTTAACCGACGGGGTGGCATATCCGCGAAATAGAGGGCGTTTCTTTGCGTTTAAACTAAACATTCCAGCGGGTGAAATTTGGAACGACGCGACAGGTTTTATTAACATGAGGGCGAGCAGTGGAGGGCGCAGAGTATGACAAGCGCATATAGCTTTGACAGTGGCGCGCTTATCCCCGCGCATGTACATTTGTCCGGGACCGGCGCAACGGAAGTAATTCCCAGCCAGCCAACGGCGGTTATTACCAGTATAATTTTGGCCGATATAAGTGGCAGCGGCGACACCGTTTTGCTCGATATTTATGACGGCGCAACGCAAACGGTTATTCAAAAGGTGGCAACAGTCCCCGCAAACGGGACTTACGAGCTTCCATTTGATCAGCTGATCCTAAAATCTCAATCTTTGCGCGCAACCGCGACAACGGCGGGGCGGATAAACGTTTTTGCGAACTACGTGCGGCCAAAAAGATGAAAACTTACGTTGAAGTCATTACACCAGAAACAGCAAAAGAACATTGGGGGCAGATATTCCCCGCCCTCGAAAAGCTTGTTCTGGCAGAAAACGACAACGAGGCCGATTTTAAAGAAAAAGTTTGCACTGGAATTATCGACCTTTGGATGGTACATGGAAAAGGCAAAGGATTTATTGCAACCCAGATCAACGGCGACGAAAAAACGACTTTTCAGATACTTTACGCCGTTGGGAAATGGGACGGGAAACAAAACACCCGCGCAATAATTCAGCAGTTCGGCAAACTGGCTAAGGCCAACAATTGTCATTCCCTTAAAATCATTGGGCGGAAAGGATGGAAAAAGATATTTCCAGAATTTGACGCCCAGATTGACAGTAACGGCAAGTGCACACTCCGAAAGGCTTTATAAATGGGTGGTAAAGGCGAAGATACCAGCAAACCAACAGACAAAACCCCATGGCAGGGCGGCGCACCGAAAAACGACCCCGAAGGATTTAAAAAGAGCATCGGCGGAACGGCGCAGCTTTTGTTTGAACGCGGCCCTGAGTTTTTCGACAAGGATTTGCATGCGGGTTTTGGTGACAAGACAACCGCCGCACTTGACGCAATAAGTCAGCGCGCGGGGCAGGGCGGGCAAGTATTTGAAAAAGCTTTGATGGGCGCGGAACAGTCGCTTGACAGCGCTGCGGCCCCAGGGCTCGCTAGATCAAATCTAATGGGCACAGCAACCGGCCAAAATTTGGGCGGGAATAATCCATTTTTCAAAGAAGGTATTGAAAACGCCATAGAAGACGCGCGCCGCGATGTTGGGGCCGCATTTAACGCAAGCGGGCGTTTTGGTGGCGGATCACATGCTGGCAAGCTAATGAACACGGCAGGGCGGATCAGAACGGACGCATTTAACCAAAACTATGAGCGCGAACGCGATAGGCAATTGCAGGCGATTAACGCAATCACCGGCGAAGATCAGGGCCGAACAGCACAGCAGTTGGCGATATCTAGCGCGTTGCCAGAGCTTTACGAAGCTTCATTCATGCCGGAAAACAAGCAATTATCAGTTGGGCGCGCCGAAGATCAGAATACACAAGCCGAATTGTTAGCGCAGGCCGATTTGTTTGATCGCGGTTCAGACTTTGCGCACCTTGCGAAGTTTATCAATATGAACCCAGAGGCTTACAAAGAAGCCAAAAAATCAAACCCGTTTTTCGATATTCTGGGGCTGGGCATTCAGGCCGCGCCCCTTCTTTTGTAGGGGTGTAACATGGGACTTTTAACGAAATACGGTGTTATTCAGCCAAACCCCTTCTTTGACGCCATTTCAGAGAACGCGAACATTGTATCTAATTTGGGGCGCAGCATGGTCGGGGCAACTGACTTTAGCGATTTTGCCCGCCGTGCATCGGAAGGCTACGCACCAGCGCGCCAGAGTGACCAGCTTGCGCAGGCCGAAGTCATAAAAGAACAGCGCCGACTTGCGGATTTAGACCGGCAAGAGCGCATGAAGCAAGACGCATTAGATTTTGTAACCCGCCGTGGCGGCGCGGACGCAGAGAGATTGACTGCCGGCATTAAAAGCGGTGCACTTGAGGCTGCCGAGGCGTTCAAAACAGACACAAGCGACAAATTTGACGAATACGGGCTATCGAAAACGGGCGCCAAATCGCAGCAAATGAAGCTTTTGATCCAGCAAGGCGTCCCAGAGGATGATGCGCTGGGCATTGTTTCAGGCCGGTATAAAATCCACACAGACCCGTCAACAGGCCGCACCAGCAAAGTTGACATGGTTACAAACCAGCTGGTTCCGTTCGAATTGCCAATTGATACCGCTCAAAGCGCGGCTCCAAGCGCTGAGTTGCCAACGGGGGATTTCCAAGGCGGCGGAAGGCAAGAGGGTCTATATGATCAGGCGGGCGACGCGACGGGGGTTAGCTCTACGGTTTCGAATGTTTTAACAAACACCCTTGGGCAATTGCCTGGCGACCTTGGGCGGGCATTTACTAACGAAGAAGCGGCCCGGGCCGACGCTGAATTTCAGCTTTTTAAGCGCGATTTGATCCGCTCACTATCGCTTAACCCACGTTTCCCGGTTGCCGAACAACAACGCATTGAAAATTTGATACCGCGCGGCGCTATTGTTTCAGAAACAAAACTAAAGCTTGCGCTGGAATCTCTTGACGCTGAACTTGCAAGACTTGAACAACAAACGATTGCAACGTTAAGTCAGCCAAACCAAAACCTTGAAGAACGGGCCGCAGACTTGCAGTCATTGAGGGCTTTGCGAGCCGCGCGCGAACGATTGGCGGTGCCACAGCAAGGCGGCGCTGGCGACCTATACGATAAATATGGATTAGAGCGGTAGGCGGTTTATGGCTGATTTAGGGCGCGTAAAACGAAACATCAAAAAGATGCTGGACGGCGGCGCTTCTGAGGAAGAAGTTGACCGCTATATTGCGTCAGAAAACACCACAATTGAAGCTATTCGCAGCGCGCCCCTTGATGGGCAATCAGCCCCGCAACCCGAACGGCAGGATATAAATCCTGTTGCTGACGCGGCATTTCAATTGGCGGGGCCAGGGTTCAATAAGGGGCTTTATGATTTTGCCTCTTTACCTGCAAATTTGCTTAATGCCGTGATTGAAGGCTCGAATACTGTAAGCCAAGGCATTACAGGCGACCCAACGGCTGGGACAGATTTTCGATTTAAGGGGCCGCTTGCAGCGATCCCAGAGCTTGAGCAATTCTTTGTTGAAGGTGACCCACGATTGCAGCCAACCACATCGGCGGGGCGCGTCGCAAAGCGCGTTGGGGAATATGTCGGGGCTGATGCAATTCCAACCATGTTGACAATTGGTGCAGCGCCTACCGTAAAAGCCATAACAGAAACCGCAAAACAAGGTATTCCAAGACTTGCAAATATTGCAGCAACAGGCGTAACCCGCGCACCGGGCGCGGTTGCGGCGGGCGAGATTACATCAAGCGTAACAGCTGGGCTCGGCGGTGAAATCGGGCAAGCAATCGGCGGTGACACTGGCGAGCTTATAGGTGCATTAGCTGGCGGCATTGCTGGCCCTGAAATCTTGGCGCGCACGCCCGCAAATCTTGCTCGCAAGGGCGTCGTTCGGTTGAAGGATCATTTTAACCCTGAGAAGGTCGCTGCTCGCGCTGACACACAAACACGGCGATTGGTTAAAGAGGCGATTGAAGAAGGTGGCGACGCAGCAATCAGAGAAACCGCGCAGTTACAGCGCGATATCCCTGGCTATAAGCCGTCTGTTGCCGAGGCAACGGAAAGTCCTGATTTTATCGCAACTCAGCGAGCGTTTGAACAGTCATCTTCTGGCGCGGACCTTAACCGCGCTAAGCGGCGGTATGAGTTGAACGAGGAAGCCGTGCGACAAGCCGCGCTTGACCAAGCACCGGATAGCCCAAGATCGCTTGACGATGCCTTGATTGATAGACGAACACCTGCCGCAATCGAAATTATAGACGATGCAGATTTGGTCGCGGCGCGTTCACAATCAGAGCTTGCAGACGATTTGCAATCTGGGCGCAGTCGCGGCGAGCTAGGCGCGGAAATGCGCCAAGAGCTTTCTAATGTTCGAACGGATATGAAGGAGCAATTGCGGATCACAGCCGAAGATATGGGGCTAAACGATCCCGCCGCGCGCTTTAATTGGAAGGTTGAAAAGCAGTCAATTATTGACAGTGTGACCCCAAGGTCAAAACTTGCCGACAAGTCAGCACTGCCAACGTCAATTGTTACAGATATAGAGCGAATGGGCGACGATGTTTCAATTGTTGACTTGATGGAGTTGCGCAGTCGGATTTCGAGCGATATCCGAGAGGCGCGCCGCACACCGACAGGCGAGAAGCGCGTCCCCTATCTTGCCCGCATGCAAGAGGCGGTAGACGACGCAACCACTCGCATTATCAGTCAATCAGACGACCCTGATTTGGCAGATCGCCTAATTGAATATCGAAAAATCTACTTTGATGACTTGATTGAACCGTTCGAAAAGGGCGCAGCGGGGCGCCTTTTGTCCAAAGACATAAGCGGCGATTATAAAGTCAGTGACGAAAAAGTTGCCAAACAGTATTTTGACACATGGTCAGAAAGTTCGGCAAAACAGTTCAACCAAACCTTTAAAAACAGCCCCGCAGCATCTAAAGCGATGGAAGCCGCAGCCTTTGACAGTCTTTTTGAGGCGTCAGTTCGCGACGGCATTATTCAGCCAAATCTAATGGAGGCTTGGGTGCGCAGGCATGCCGATACAATTGGGCAATTCCCAGAACTCCGCGTAAAAATCGACCAAATTGAGGGCGTGAATCAACAACTCGCGCAGCGCCGAGCAACTTTAAACGCTCGAAAGATTAAGGCCGAGCGATCAGTTTTGGCCCGCGAATTGGCAAAAGTCAGTGACGGTCTCGCCGCGCCTGAAAAGGTTCTAGACGACGCCCTAAAGAGCCCTGCCCGCATGGCTAAAATTGTTATGGGCATTCGCGACGCAGACTCCACAAAGGCAATCGCGCGTCACTTCTGGGATAGTGCCTTATCCGCGCAATCGCCAATGGGCTACTTAAACCGATATGAGAAATCGTTGCGAATCTCAATGGGGGATGAATTCTACAACCGAGCAAAACGACTCGCCCGTGCAGTCGAAAAAAATCAGCTTGTTCCCCGCCCTTCTGGGCGCCCAATTGACGCAAACCCAACCGCACAACTTGAAAGCGTTCTGGGTACCGGGTTAAACCAAATTTCATCTCGCGTATTCGCGGTGAAATCTGGAAGAACATCGGCGCGCTATGCTGTGGCCGATATTGTTGGGCGCGCATTCCGCCAGATGACCGGCGATGCAGCGCGGAAGGCATTGCAAGAAGCTTTATACGACCCACGAATTGCAAAAGATTTTGAGGACGTATTGCGGTTCAAGAACTTGACGCCAGCTGCAGCGAAACGGTTGCACACTCACTTAATCGGGACCGGCGCGATTGCGTTAAACAAAGAGGCTGTTGAAGATGACACAAATTAATTTGCCGCCAGAAGATGAACAACAGCTTATGCGGTTGGTTGCCACAGAGGTTGACCACAAGCTTGCGCAAACAAACCCAGCGGAATACCGCAAGCAGGTTGCGGGCGTCATTGATACAGCGCTGAACCGCATGGCGTCGGGGCAATTCCCAGATGACTTGACAGATGTTGCCAACCAGCGCCGCCAGTTTTCAAAGATCACCGGCCCCGCTCGGCTTAACCCATATGGTAGCATTGAAGAAACGCCCGACAGTGTAGTTCCTGACGTTATGCGTCAGCCATTTCAAGAGCATTTGGCCGCGCGCAAAGCTGGGGAGCGCTCAAGCGTTGGCGGCAATCTTCATTATGCAAACCCAAATTTCAGCGATGCTAAAAACCGAGAGTGGATCGACAAGCTTGAGGGCCCAACTTTTGGCGCCGGTCAACGCATCCACAAACACGGGACAACGCAGGGGTTTTACCCTATGGAAGCGCAGTTCCAAGACATTGTACCGCCACCGCGTCCGTCAGACGAAGAAACAGGCAGCGCGCAGGCGCAAGCCGTCAACCCTCTTATGCAGCCGTTTGAAAAAGACGATATCGAACAGCCACAATTGCCGAGGCCCCGGCCAGATCGCCAAAAAGATGAAGGCATAGCCCCGCTAAAGCCAAACCCGTTCATTGATGGATCATTTGATGCGGTGGCGGACGTGCAGCCGCCAGATGTTTTAAACGAAGCTATGCGGCAACGCTATGTGCCAACAAACCAAGAGCGGATTGACGCGGCGTTCGATGCAGCGGGGCA